GGTGGACAAGGCCTCGGGGATTGTGGTGGATCAGAAGGCCTACACGTACACCGACCTCTTCAAGCGTTCCCACGCGGTGGTCGATCTGTCAGGGAGAACCAACACGGTCCAATACGCCTGTTGCGGACTGGACCTCGTCACCGACCACGACGGCACGCAGACCCAGTACCTCTACGACGGGCTGGGCCGGGGGATCGGCAGTTGCGTGCTGTCCTACAATCCGGTTCTCACCATGACCAACGTCCTGGATGCCGCCGGGCGGGTTCTGGCCACGGTGCGCAGTGGCGGCGGAACCGCCATCGTGCAGCGCCAGAGCGCCTACGATCTGGCCGGGGAGGTCGTCTCCGAAACCAACGCGCTCGGGGGGACAACGACGTACGCCGAAACCAAGGTCAACGGCCAGACTGTCCGCACGACGACCTACCCGGACACCTCGACGCGAATCGAGACCTCGGCCCAGGACGGTTCGCTGGTCGAGGTGGGCGGGACCGCCGCCAGTCCGCTGCGATACCTCTACGGGGTCGACGACACCGGCGAGGAGGATGCCCAGTCCAATCCGATCCTGCTTCCGTTCACCTTCGAGATCCGCGTTTGGGAGACGGGCGCCACCAACGAATGGACCAAGCGCTACGCTGACAGCCTGGGCCGGGCATACAAGACCGTGTACGCCGCCGCTTCGGGCGCTCCGACCCAGCGCACGCTCTACAACGGCAAGGGGCAGATCGAGCGCCAGATCGACCCGGACGGCGTGCTCACGCTCTTCCAATACAACGCTCGCGGGGAATCCGAGTACACCGCTCTCAACGCGGGCGGCACGACCAACATCGACTTCGCCGGTCTGGATCGGATCACGCGAACGGTAAGCGACGTCTGCAACAACGGCGTGGCTAATGTCCGGCGCACCCGCACCTACGCGTGGCATGTGCTGAACACGGACACGTCGATCCTGATTTCCTCCTCCGAGGTTTCGGTCGACGGCCTGCGGTCCTGGCAACGGATCTATGCGGACGGCGTCAACGCGGTGACCACGCAAAGCCAGACTGCCTACGGCTCTTCGGGCAGCCGGACGGTCACGCTCACCAATCCCGACGGGTCATCGACGGTGAACGCGTACGCGTACGGGCGGCTGGTCTCGACGACACGCAAGGACTCCGGCGGTAGCCAGGTCACGCAGACCAGCTACGCCTACGATGCCCATGGACGGGTGAGCGCAACGACCGACGCTCGCAACGGCGCGACCAGCTTCGTCTATAACAAGGCCGACCAGGTCGCCGTCACCACAGCGCCGAACCTCGGCACCGGGGAGGCTCCGCAGGCGACGGTGACCTTCTTCGACGCCTTGGGACGCGCCACGGGCCAACTGCTCCCGGATGGCACCACGACCACCAACCTCTACACGCCGGCCGGTTTGCTCCAGAAGACCTACGGCTCGAGGACGTACCCGGTCGAGTACACGTACGATGCCCAGGGCCGGATGAAGACCATGAAGACCTGGCAGGACTTCGGCGGGAACAGCCTCACGGCGACGACCCGCTGGAACTATGACCCGTACCGGGGCGTTCTGTCGTACAAGGAATACCCCAATGCCACGACCGGCGTTCCCCCGGACTACCAGACGACGAACGGACCGAGCTATACGTACACCGGCGGCGGCCGGCTCAAGACGCGCAAGTGGGTGCGCTCCAGCGGGTTGACCACCACGTACAGCACCAACACCGCCGGGGACGTGTACACGGTGACGTATTCGGATGGCACCCCGACGGTGAGCTACGCTTACGACCGTCGTGGCCGGCAAAGCACCATCACGCACGGCAGCGGGGGCAGCCAGATCACGAACCAGCCTCACGTACAATCAGGCTGGCCAGCCGCTCACGGAGAGCTATGCGGGAGGGACACTGGCGGGACTGAACATGCAGTTCCAGCACGACCAGTACCTGCGGCGGACCAACGTGGTGGCCAAGAACGGGGCCAATGCACTGGTCAGCGCCGGATACGGGTACGACGCCGCGGGACGACTGGGCAGCGTGACGAACGGGACGCTGCGGTTCGTGTACGCTTACCATCCCAACTCGATGCTGGTGAACACGTTGGGCTTTCTGGAGGGCGGCAGCGCGAGGCTCACGATGACCCGGCAATACGACAAACTGAACCGATTGCTCTCGATCGCCTCGGTGCCGTCGGCCTCCGGGACCATCGGCTACGCGTACCAGTACAACGCGGCGAACCAGCGCACCGGCCGGACTGAGGCCGACGGCTCGTATTGGGTGTACGGCTTTGACGCCCTGGGGCAGGTGGTGTCGGGCCGACGGTACTGGGGCGATGGGACCCCGGTGGCGGGAGAGCAGTTCGAGTACGCCTTCGACGATATCGGGAACCGGGAGAACACCGGGGGCCGGGTCTCGGCGGCATCGACGTACAGCGTGGACCGACGGAACCAGTACGGGAGCCGCACGGTGGCGGCGTACGCGGACGTGTTCGGGATCGCCAATCCGACGGCGAACGTGACGGTGAACGGGAACACCGCCGCCCGGAAAGGCGAGTACTTCCACCACGCGCTGAGTGTGCCGAACGGTTCGGCGGCGTACCCGGCGGTGACGGTGGTTTCGGCGTACGGCTCGGGGCAGAGCACGACCGGGCACGTGTTCGTGGCGGCCTCGCCCGAGACCTTCACCCACGACGCGGACGGGAACCTGACCCAGGACGGGCGGTGGGCCTACACGTGGGACGGTGAGAACCGGCTCACGCAGATGCTGCGGAACACGGACAGCCCTCTGGGCGCCCGGCAACGGCTGAGCTTCCAATACGATCACCAGGGCCGCCGGATCATGAAGGCGTTCTGCGTCTGGACCAACTCGGCCTGGTCGGTGGTGTCGTCGAACAAGTTCCTTTACGACGGGTGGAATGTGGTGGCCGAGTTGAACGCGACGAACAACGCGTTGATCCGCTCGTACACGTGGGGGACGGATCTGAGCGGGAGCGTGCAGGGAGCGGGCGGGGTGGGCGGTCTGCTGCACGTCGGCTACCACGTCGGCACGGTGACGAACGGGTTCGTGGCGTACGACGGGAATGGGAACGTGGCCGGTCTGGTGCGCGCGTCGGACGGGACCACGGTGGCGCGGTATGATTACGGGCCCTTCGCCGAACCGCTCCGCGCCACCGGGCCGATGGCCGCCGCCAACCCGATGCGGTTCTCGACGAAGTACCAGGATGGCGAGAGCAGCTTCCTCTATTACGGGCATCGGTACTACAACCCGAGCACGGGCAATTGGCTCAACAGAGACCCGATCGGAGAGTTGGGGGGACTGAACGTTTACGGATTTCTAGGAAATGACGGTATCAACAAGCAGGACTATCTTGGAAACGCCCCTGCTGCGCAAAACCCTGTTCCTACCCTCGAAATCACGCACAACAATGGCGTGCGTCCTGGCTTCTGCGGCGGAGTGAGTTGGAAGGTTTACTATCGCGTGCAACCAGCTTCGACTGTCGGAGGCTGGATTGTTCAGAAGCTCACGATTTCTTGGGAGGTCAGAGATTGCTCAGGAAAGCTACTCAGCTACAGAAAGGCCCGAAATCCCGGAAACGCCACTTACTGGGAGGCATGGGAAGTCCACCCGAATCTCGGCGAACCGGAGGACAACCCCGATCATTTTGGCAACACGCCCTCCGATACCAAAATCGGCGGCGATTGCACCTACGGAACGCTCAAGTGGAATGGAAGCGCCGCCTTCTACGAGGGATTGCAGCTTCCATCTACATTCACACGCCAACAAATCATGGGTGGCGGCCCAAATGGCCTTCCGTCAACCACCACAGACCCGAATCTGACTGGGGGCAGTTCCTCGCTCTCTCATATCTTGGAGATCAGTTGGAACTGCTGCCCAGCAGGCAAGGGTCTCGGCAAATACACGCGTATTGACGCAATCGCACCCTTTGCGGATTAGCCCCAAAACGTGCCTGCCCTGCGATGCAGTCGACATTGAAGAATTCAAGACGCGTTGTTCGGTGGCTTTGTTGGTCACTCGCGGTATCGGGCAGTCTCATCGCCGCCTATGTTCTTTTTGCACCGCTGCTCATCCGCAGATTTGGCACTTCTCACCCTTTGGTAACAGGGCCGTTCCTGCGGCTCTGCTCATACGACCGCACACATCTCCTAACCAAGTATTGTCGTCTCTGGGGAGTTTCTGAACCTCGTATGAGCGAAAGGGTTGCTTTCCAGGGAGTATTTGACTGTGGTCTTTTGGTTGACTGTGAATTGTGGCCGGATGTTCGGAGGCTCAAGCCAACTGAAGCGTGGGTCAAAGGAGATTCGGGCACAGGGGGCAAGGCCGCTCTACATGCCGCTATTCTCAGCGCGAGTCAGTGCCCAAACCAACATGCGGTCGTCTACTTAGGACCTGACGACACGGGTGACACTCGATCAAAGCAATACGAATGTATCGAGACCGCCTTTGAAATACTCCAAACCATTGGTTTCGAGCGGATCACATTCCAGGTTAATCGACTCGGCCGACGCTGCGACGCTTTGGAATGGAGAAGAGGTGAGGACAAACTCCGCGTCGTGGGCGAGTGAGTTCGCCCGGTCACTGCCCCGGCTGTCCCGCACAAGTGGTGTAAAGACAAAAAGATGGTGGCGGTTTTGGCAGTAGCGCCGAACCATAGCGAATTGAGCCATCATTTCCGCGCTTGCCCGCTGCGCTCGCCCTACGCAGATCCCTCGGACCTCTGTCCGTCATCGAACTGCGCCGACTTCAAAGCGCCTGAGATGACTGCTGCAACGTCAATCATCAGCTCACAATCGAGGTAGTGGTTGTCCCGCCGCTTCTGCACCCACAGCACCTTGATCCGCCCGCGCGAGTCCTCCCGTTCCTCCCGGACTTCCGCCGTGACCTGGTCGATGTAGTCCCGGCCGGTCTTCTTGGGGATGGTCCACTGGCCGACCACGCCATGCGTGAAGAGTGCCAAGTGGTCCTTTAGGCTCGGGTTGGACCACTGGAAGAGAGGCAGGTGGCGGCGCACTCGCGCCCGGCGGGTTCCCAGGCTGGGGTCCACCAGCACCCGGCGCCACACCCGCCGGATGGTCTTGCCCGTGCGCGGGTCTTGGCTGAGGAACCACTCGGCATCATCGCCTTTCATCGCCTTCCACCCGGCGCCCATGCAGAACCGATACACCTCCGACGCTTTGAGCCCCGAGTCGATCATGGCGTTGACCAGCGGGACCTTCAGTTGCTGCCGAATCTGCTCCAAATCAGTCGTCGTGGCGCAGCGGCCGTAGGCCAGTAACCGGCTGGCGGCCCCTGGCCCGAAGGCGCGCGCCACCCAGAAATAGTGCTCCCCGCCTCGGGCCTGCCGGTCCGCCGCCAGGAACCGCGTCTGTTCCAAGGGCCACGGATCGCCGAAGTCGTAATCCCCTTTCCGTTCCAGCAGGTAGTCATCTCCGGTGACCATCCAGCGGTCGAGGTCCCACGGTTCGCCCAGGGTCTCGGTCACGAACGTGAACATCGGCTCGATGTCCCCACCCACCCGCATCGCGTCCACCGCCGCCAGGCACTCTTCGATGATCGACCGCCACTCGATCCAGTGCGGCAGGAGCGCGTTCCAGGTGTAGCTGACCCGCGATCTCGGGGCGTTGGGGTTCTGCGGGACAAAGCGCCCATGGTTCTCAATCCATCGCGTCGCCCTTGGTCCCCGGCGTCGAGATGAGGAACCGGCGCGAGTTCCAGAAGGACCGGGTGCGCTTCAGGAGCATTTCAAGGCGGCCGGGGGCGTAGTTCCGGACCTCGTCAGCAAACACGTACCGAATGGGCTTGGACTGCAATCGCGCCTTCGACCCGGACCACCCGGCGTAGAAGGGCATGCCGTCGAAGGCGAAGCCAGTCAGGGTTGGCTCCGCCATTCGTTCCTTGACCGGCCGGCAGGTCTCGAAGGTCGGTGTCAGGCGGTCGCGGAGGAAGTCCCGGAGTTCATCCTTGGTCGCCGTCACCCACATGGCGGGGCCGGGGTCTTCGGCGATGGCCCAGCAGGCACAGTTCATGACGGTCTGGGTCTTGGCGCTCTGGGCGGCGCACTGGACGGCGATGTCGCGGACGGCGTTGTTGGCGAAGTCCTCCATAAGGGGCTTGACCCAGGGCGAGGCGTCCGAACGCCACCGGCCCGGCAGGGGCGAGGTTTCATCGACGTGGACATGCTCTTCGCACCACTGCCACGGAGGGCGGCGGTCGGCTGGTTTGCACGCTGAGCAGAAGCCTTCGATCAATGGATGTTGTCCCACACCTATAGGCGCGACGCTCAGGGCGTTCCCCCGGGGCAGTCCGGAAAACCGGTCTCACCCCGGTTTACGGGCCGAAGGAGGAAGGTCGAACCGGGGCCGGGCGGCAGGCTCCGGCGAAGCTGGCGCGAGGCAGGCCGGAAGGCGCGGGCAGTAGTGTACCCCTGGAAGACGGTCGAAAACCGCTTCTCCACCGGTTCTCGGCCGTTCTCGCGGCGGTTCTCGAGGCCATTCGACGACGCAAACCGGCCCTCGGTTTCCCGAGGGCCTGCGTGGCGGGGTCCGCGTCGCCGCCTACTTCGACGCCATGAGGTCGAACGCTCGGCGGAAGAAACGGGCCCTACCGGTGATCCGGCGCACGATCTTGACCGCCTGGGACTCGGCGAGCTTGAAGGTCGCCTGCAGCTCCTTGGCGATCTCGTCCTTCTCCCGCCCGCTCAGGAACAGGAACGTCACCAGCCCGCTCTTGCTCTCCTTCAGTTCCGCGATGGTCGTGGGAAGGCGGTCGACCGGCTCGCTCTCGGTGTCGGCCTTCACCTCGGCCTTCGGGGCCGATTCCTTCTTGGCCTTGGGCGTCTTCGCCTTCCCGTTCTGCGCCGGGGTGGTGGTGGTCGTGGTGGTCTTGGGGGTCTGCTCTTTCTTGGCTTCGGTGTTGGTCTTCATGCTGTTCTCCGATCTTTGTTTTGTTGTTGTTCCGCTCCGATCGTGAGCCTCGCTACGGTGAGCCACCGGAGCGTGTCCACGGGAAAACCGACAAATCCTCAAAGCCGGACGCTCGGGGCTCATGCCAGGTAGCCGAGCTCGCGCAAGGATGCGAACGGCTGGGGCCGGTCGGGCTCGGATCGGCCCACTACGACGTGATCGAGAACTTCGATCTTGAGCAGTTGCCCCGCCCGCATCAGGTCCCGCGTCACCCGGATGTCGGCCTCACTTGGCGTGGGATCCCCGCTCGGATGGTTGTGCCCGATCACGAGTGAGGCGGCTGCCGCTCCGTGCAGAATGGCCGTGCGAAAGACCTCACGTGCTGACACCAGGATGGTGTCCATGGTCCCGATCGACACCAGGTGGAAGCCCGTGGCGCGCCGGCGGGTATTGAGGTGGATCGCACAGAGGCATTCGGCATCTGGAGCGTACCAGCTCGCCGTGGCGATGTTGGCCATCCAGTACTCGTAGATGCGGGCCGGGTTGTCGCAGCAGGGGATCGCCAGGGGCAACTCTCGGAGCCGGATCACTCGGAACTCGTGATTGTCTTTCATCGGCGAGCGTATAGGCGGCGCGCCGACCGAAGGTCCAGTGGCGATCAATTCTCCCGGCTTCGAGAGCCTCAGGGTGGGTCGGCCCGCTGCCACGCGCCCAAGCGCTCGTCGAGGGTGTGCAACTGTTTCAAGATGTCGTCCTCCTCTTCCTTCAGCCGCGCCTCGATCACGGGGACGGGTTGGCCTTCGAGCGAAGGCGCCGTGCGGTGGATCCGCGTCACCACCTTGCGAATGGCCGCGCCCAGTTCAGCGCCCACGTGGGCCACTTCCTCGACGGGAACCAGCTCCTGTTTGAGGTGGCGGAGTTCGACCTTCAACTTGGCGTTCTGCAGAACGATGTGCTGGGCGCGCTCCTGTTCATAGTTGACCGGCGAACGATCCGGCGTCTCGAACAGCCACCGGACCAACGGGGCCAGGTAGACCCGGCTGCCGCGAAAGGCCGGGCAACCGTTGCGTTTGGCGTGACGGATGGCGGTGCTCGGAATACCGGTGGCCGCGGCACATGAGGCGATGCTGTCGTAGGCATCCTGGAGTACCCGCTTCTCATCGCGTTCGCGGTAGTAGCGGAGCAACCCTTGGATGGCGGCCACGAGCGGATACTCATTCCGGATCGGGCGCGGGAACCAGCCCTCAGCGGCCAGCTGGCGCAGGTAACGGTCAGTCAACCCGGACAGGGAAGCGAGTTGGGCGGCTTCAATGGTTCTGGCGTCAGACATGCTCACACCTCCGAGGCTTGGATAATCCACCCGACGAACTCACCGACCTGAAAGAACGTCCGGGCGGAGTCGGGCATCGTCTCCGGATCGAGCGGGCGCTGATAGCCGGCGAGGGAAAGCTCCTTGCGCAGGATGTCATCGGGCTTTGCGCCGACGGCGAGCTTCTGTTGGAGGGTGAGGCGGCTGAACGCGGTGCCGACGTAGCCCGGCGGCATCTGGACCTTGTCGACGATCACGAGCGCCCCGCCGGGCTTCGTGAGGCCCTGGAGTCGACGCAGGAACGCGGCCCGAATGTCGACCGGCAGGAACATCAGGACCAGGAACAAGACGGCGAAGTCGAAGGGCGCGTAGTCGAACGTCACGGCGTCGGCCACCACCAGTTCCGGCGGTCCCTGGTAGCGGTCGGCCATCTCCCGGCTCTCCTCGATGGCCGTGAACCGGGCTTGGCGCTGGTCGAGGGTTTCCTTCAGCGCCAGGCCGATGTTCCCCGTCGACGCGCCGATGTCGTAGACGACCCCGCTCCGCGGAATGTAGTGCCGGCCGAAGTGGGCCACGGCGTTCGTTGCGAGGTCATACCACGGCAACTCCGTCCGCACGTGCCGATCGAAGTGCCGCGCGACCGCGCGGTTGCGGAACGTCCAGTGCCGGGGGATTTCAAGTGAGGATTTCATCGCGGACGATGCGTGCAATGTGAAATGACATGACCGGCGGAACCGCGCGCCCCAGACGTTCCCACTGCTGCGAGTAGCTGCCGGTCAGGATGAAGTCGTCGGGGAAGGCGCAGATGCGCTTCAACTCGGCGATGGTGAGCTTGCGCTTCTCGGTCGGGTGCGTGACCGACGCGATCCCGGGATGGCCGTGCGAGGCACAGATGGTGGGACAGGGCTGGTCGGGATGCGGCCGCACCAAGTTGAAGTATTTGTCCGACGCCTGGCCGGGTTTGAGCTTGTCCCATTCGCGGGCGATGGCGAAGCGGCTCATATCGACCTCGAACTGGTTGGGCTTGGTCCCCAGAACCGTCGGGCACGGCTGGTCGAGGTCATACGCCCGGCCCTTCTCGTCGAACGCCGCGCCGGTGCCGCCCGTGATTCGCGCCTCGACGAGTTCGAGTCCCTGGTGGCTGGTGGCCGGGTTGTAGGATCGCCCCGCGCTGACGGTCGGGCTGGGCGCATCCGCCGGCTTCCAGGCCGGGCCGTACTTCCCGCGCACGATCCACGGCAACGCCTCACGCAGGCTGTAGCGGTAGGGCAAGGGCTTGGGGAAGACCGGCTCCAGGCCCAGGTCCTCGCGCACGCCGATGAAGATCGTCCGCTGTCGCGCCTGGGGAACTCCGAGCCACTGCGCGTCGAGGACCTTGCACCCGACCCGGTAGCCGCACGCCTTCAGCTTGGCTAGTATTTCCAGGAAGTACCCCTTGGCCACGCCCTTCACGAGCCCCGAGACGTTCTCCGCCACGAAGACCTTCGGTCGGAGCCCATCGACCAGGCGGACGTACTCGAAGAAGAGGTCATCCACGCGCTGGACCGTGTCACTGTAGGGCTTGGCCTTGCCCCAGTGCTTCTCGCGCTTGCCGGCGGTACTGAAGCTGGCGCATGGAGGACTACCCTCTACGGCATCGATCTCGCCTGCTTCGAGCCCCGTCGCTTCGAGGATCTCTTCGGGCTGGACCTTGCGAATGTCCCGCGTGTCGAGCGGAGTCGTCGGGTGGTTCGCCCGATACGTCTCGGCCGCGGCCGGGATGAACTCGTTGGCCCACACGACGCGATAGCCCGCCATCCGATAGCCCAGGCATGAACCCCCGCAGCCGCTAAAGGTCGAGACGATCCGCAGGCCGTTGTCGGGCACGGCGGCGATCTCGGCCATGCTGGGCACGCGGTAGGGTGGCTTCTCAGTCTTCACGGCAGAGGTTCAGGATGGCGCGGGCAACAACCGACGCACCAGCCCAGCGCTGTTCGTAGCGGTGTTGGATTTCGACCTCGCGGTCGGCGTCAAACGCGGGCAGGCCCGCCTTTGCCTTCAACGTCTGGGCCTGGTGCGACAGGCACAGCCGGCAGACCAGCAGCCCGGCCAGGGCATCGTCGATGCCGTCGATGGCCCGGCGCAGGGCACACAGTTCAGCCTTGTGGGAGGGCGCGCTCACGACGGCTTGCCGCTCCAGGCGTACTTGCAGCGAGGACAGACGAAGTCGGTGGGCACGTTTTCGTCCACGGACTTGAAGTCCTCTGGCGGGGTCGGCTCGGGCGGTTCGGCCAGCAGGCCGGCGAGGGCGTCGGCGTCGAACCCGGCGAGGTCGAGGTCGAAGTCAGCTGCCTTGAGTTCGCCCAGGACTTCCTTCAACGCCCCAGCGTCCGCTTCGGCCAGTTCGGCCAGCCGGTTGTCGGCGACCAGGTGCGCCCACTCGTCCGCGTCGGTGGCAAAGTCCTGGAAGTCCACCGGCACCGCGGCCAACCCGAGGACCTTCGCCGCTTCGTATCGCCCGTGGCCTGACACGATGAAGCCCGACCGCTTCGACACCACGATGGGCGAGCGCCACCCTTGATGGGCGATCACCTTGGCCAGCAGGGCGACCTGCGAGGGCGGATGCTGGTTCGGATTGCGCGGGTTCGGAACCAGCTTTTCGAGCGGGATCAGTTCATCGAAGGCGCAGTTGACTGGAGGTGATGAACGGTCCCGTTCGGTAGCGGGCGCTTTCGCATTGTGACCTTGGGTGGTACGCTTGCTCATAATCGAATGGAGTTTGACCTGTGAACACCGGTTCACTTCTCGCTGCCGCTCCTATGCCGTGGAAGGCCCTTGAGGAGCAGTACAACCGCTTGGGGCGTCCGAGTGCTCTGGCGGTCCTGCTTGTGATGGGCTTTACCGCGGTCCTTCTGGTGTGGCTTTTCCGACGTCGGCGTAGGTAGCCAGTTCGACTCCGGCGGAACTCCTGCGCGTTTTTTTGTTTTTCGGTCGTTCATGTGCGTTGTCGGGGCTGGCGCTTACCCTGCGGCCCAACGGGTTACGAAGGAGACTTCCTACCCCGGAGCCCCAGCGGCGCTCGCTTGCCTGTCTCGTTCATTCTCTGCCGGTTCTCATTCATCTTCACTTCAGGTGGAACGTTGCCCCACGCGCCGCGCCCCACAGCGGCATCTCGCGGCCTGAGGCGCAGACGCAGCGCTTCATTTGAGTGTGGAACGTTGTCCCTTACCCCAATTCCAGGCGTGGCTTTGGCCTCGGTTGCGCCAACGCAACACCCGGCTCAGGCGACCGGCGTGACGCGAGAGCTTGGCGGGGGTGACGCCCGCCCGACGCGCCAGACGGCGCAGGGATCGTGCGTTGCCGAAGAAGTCGGGCCGGAGCAGCCAGGCCAGGGCCAGGATCCGAAGCCCGATGGTGCGGGGGAAGATCCGGCCGCGGAACTTGGGGATCAGCAGTCCGATGAGCCGAACGAGAAGTTCCTCGACCAGCTTGTCGCCGGCCGTTTCGGGCATTTCGTCATCGAGGATGCGGTACAGTTCCAACCAGTCGAAGTCCTGATCTGCGGCATCGACCGGGTCGCGACTCTTGGCCATCCAGGTCTCTTCAAACGGCTCTTTCAATGCGTCACCCCCCTGGATTCAAAGTCCGCGTGCGTCAGCACCTGGACGCGCGGCTGCCAGATCAGGAGCTTACCGCCACGCTGGGCCTTGACCTTCCGCCAGGCCCACAGCTCGAGGGCGGTGCCGGGCGTGCTGAGCCAGTCGAGGCATTCCTGGGGTCGCTCTTCGGTGAGCTTGCGGAAGTGGCCGGCGAAGTCCTGGCCGGTGGACTGGACGCCGACGACCCCGCGCTGGGGATCGAGGGCGAGGATGTCCAGGATGCCGAAAAGGTCCTGGCGGATTCCGTGCGGGCCGCCGTACGGGTTCCACTTCTCGACGATGGCGCAGACCAGGCCCTGCTCGCGGAGCGCCCGCAGGGTGCGTTGGGTTGGGGAAAGGGATTTCATCAGTGGTCTGCGTCGGTGGCGGCCGACCCCTTCAGCCGGGACTTGAGTTCCTGGTACACTTCCTCGTCGCTGACCTCGGCAGCCAAGCGCTCGATCTCCGCATAGGGCCAGGCCTCCTTCTGTCGCGGCTGGCCTTCGCGCCAGATGAAGACCAGGGCCAGCTCGGAGTTGGGACCGATGGTCGCGGCTCGTCGCCAGCGACAGATGGCGTCCGGGAAACGGCGACGCATGGCAAGAGAGCGCCGGGTGGTTTCGACGATCTGTCGGTCGAAGTTGTCGAGCAGCTCTG